GTCTCAGTTTTCACCCAGACCAGTTTGTCGTATTGGCAAGCGACCGTCCTGAGGTAGTAAATAAGAGTATAGAGGAGTTTGAATATCATGTGGATATGGCCCGTTGGATGGGGTTTTGTAGAAAATTCCAGGATATCAAGATCAACGTACACATATCCGGTAGACAAGGTCCTGCCGGTATCATCAGCGCACTCGGCAGATTGTCACCCGAAGCGCGAAATGCTATCACCATCGAAAACGAAGAAATCAGCTGGGGACTCGAATCCACCCTCGAACTGGCTGGACATCTGGGTCTAGTTCTTGACATACATCATCATTGGATCAAGACAGGTGAATACATACAACCTAATGATGATCGTATCAAGCGTGTTATTGACAGTTGGCGTGGTGTGCGCCCTGTTATTCATTTTAGCACATCACGCGAAGATGGCACAATTGACCGCAATACAACCGAACGACATGACCTCAATCTATTACTAGAAAGTGGTTATAATAAGCAGAAACTACGGGCACACAGCGACTACTTTTACAATGATGCTATGAATCGTTGGGCACATGAACACTGGCAGTGGGCTGATATGATGTGCGAATCTAAAGCTAAAAATCTTGCCAGCATGAAACTATACGATACATATAAGAGTTATGTTTGATAAACTAAAAAGTCTTTTCAAAAAGCCAGAAGTTCCTAAAACTGAAGCTAAACCTAAAAAGGCTCAGAAGAAGGAAAAGGAACTAACTCCCAAAGAATTAGCTACACAAAATGGTGAGCCATATGTTGCTATTCTCAAGGTTGATATTGACCCAAACAATATCAACAACGGTGCTTTTGAATTAGATTGGAATGACAAGTTCCTACTCAACCTCGTCAAGCAAGGTTATAAAATCAGACCAGATGATACAGACAACGAGATTGTAGATCGTTGGTTCCAAACTGTATGCCGTAACATAGCACTAGAAGTTTACGAGCAAGAAATGGCTGACCCCGAAAAACGCCGTGATGACATTCGTGTTGTACGTAGTCGTGATTTGGGCAACGGTCGTACCGAAGTTAGTTGACACGCGCTATAAACTAGTATAATATACGTATATTATTCTAGTAAATAGGTGTGCTTGTGAAATACGCTCTCATTGATACAGCAAATACGTTCTTTCGTGCCCGACATATCGCAAGTCGTAACAGCGATACGTGGGAGAAGATCGGCATGGCACTACATCTCACTCTTTCAAGCGTGAATCAAGTTGTACGTAAGTATGGCATTGATCACGTTGTATTTTGTCTTGAGGGTCGTAGTTGGCGCAAGGATGTGTACCCGCAATACAAGGCACATCGTAAACTTGCCGAGCAAGCATTGACTGAAAGTGAAGCAGAAGAAAACAAAATGTTCTGGGAAACGTATGAGGTATTCACTACGTTTCTGCGTGAGAAAACGAACACCTCTGTATTACGTCATGAACGTGCTGAGGCAGATGATCTAATCGCACGATTTGTTCATCTACATCCCAACGATGAACATTATATCATCAGCAGCGATACTGATTATGTACAGTTGATCGCGCCCAATGTCAAACAGTACAATGGTGTTGCTAATCAACTAATCACACTTGAAGGATACTTTGATGACAAGGGTAAGCCTGTCAAGGACAAGAAAACTGGGGAACACAAGACTCTCGGTGATCCCCAGTTTCACTTGTTTGAAAAGATTATGCGCGGTGACGCAGGTGACAACGTGTTTAGCGCATATCCCGGTGTACGCACTAAGGGTAGCAAGAACAAGGTTGGATTGATTGAGGCTTATGCTGATCGTACAAAGCAAGGCTTCAACTGGAATAACATGATGCTACAGCGTTGGGCTGATCCTGATGGCAACGAATTTCGTGTCAAGGATTTGTACGAGCGCAACAAACTGTTGATTGACTTGACGGCACAGCCTAACGAAATCAAGGATCTTGTTGACGTTGCTATCACTACTGGTGTGCGTATCAAAACTACACCGCAAGTTGGTGTACACTTTATGAAGTTTTGCGGCAAGTATGAACTCAACAAAGTTAGTGAGCAGGCTGACAGTTATGCTAAGTGGTTGAACAATCCATACGTAGGAGAGTTGCTTGAACTTGTCAGTGAATAATAAAAAAGTTTTAGAAATAAAACAAGGTGATAAAGGTTTCAAGTTTACTAGTGGATTGGTAGAATATCCACGCGCCGCCATTCTTATAGAGGATAGTTGTCCAGCGCGTGTGAGATTAGAGTTACAACAATGGGTAAACAATGGCTGGATAACGCCAGTTGCCTATGTACGTGAAGATGAATATGTTTGGGAAAAACTCAAGGAGTAATTATGACAGAACTTATTGCTAAACCTATTATAAAAGATCAGTACTGGGTCGTTACTGATGGTGAAAAGAAAGTTGGTAATGTGCTTGCTAATAGTGCAGGATATGAAGTAATGCTAAATGGTAGTACGCTTCAATTCAACAATACTAAAGATATTATCAAGAAAACTAAAATTACATTTCAACCTATGAAGTCTAACAAGACTAAAGTTGAGATGCCCTACCCCGAATATCCTACTACTTCTAAAACTTACAATAACATTTTTGATATCAAGCGTAAGCTACATTTATTCACAAAGTCCTCTAAAAGCAAATGTTATCATGTAGCGGGTTGGTTCACACTAGATATGAATGGGACAAATTCTGTAATATTTTGCCCTAAATATATCTTTATTCAGCGTTATGACTACAATGGCCCATTTAAAACAGAATTAGACGCAAAAAACTCACTAAATAACTGATGATACATATAAACAAGTTTATTGAAATTGTATCTTTAAATGAGCAAAGAAGGTCAAAAGACATTGTGCTACCTATGTCTGATGCCCGCGGATTAAGAGACGAGTTAGCGAAATTACTAGGAGAACTTTATCAACGAAAAAATGATAAGGAACAAGAAGTAGTGAAAATTGAAATTAAGGGCGGTAAGTTTAAATGAGTAGAACACAACCCAAAGTATTACTTGAACATGTAGACAAATCTACTTATAAATGTGATCAAATAGTAGAGGCTAGCGGTATATGGGCAGTATACTATGAGGGTCAACCTATTAATTTAAAGAGTCAGCACTACTTGGCTAGCGAGACCGCTCCTAAATATAAAAAGACCAGTTTTAGTAATCCTGGTCATGCTAGAAATCTTTGTCGTAAACTAAACAATCAATTTAAAACAGATAAATTCAGCGTGGTTTTCTTGAACGAAGGAAGGCGCGTTTACCCTGATGATTGATAATTATCAAAAAGAAAAACTAACTAAAATAGTAAGAGACAACTTACCTAATGATAGTCCATTTAAGAATTTGGATTTACAAACATTGTTGTTTCAATGGTGGAGTACAGGAAGGCAAAGTCAAAATTTAAGGCTGTCCGATATAGGTAAACAAGCATTTGAAGATGCCAATATTCAATGTTACGATTTCTCGTTAATTACAGATAAAATTAAAGTTACTCCGTCTCAATTCACAATAAAGCTTAAAAAAATTAAATGTCCTTTCTATTTAGGATTAAAATCAAAGTCAACTAAAACAGCATATATACGAATATATGATAGTAAAATTGCTACCATTATTTCATTATTTGGTAGCTTTCATGAATATTTGGAGTCATTAGATAATGTTGAATAAACCATTGATTTTACACGAAGAAGAAGGTGTTAAGAAAATTTTAACTCCTCATGATGTACAAGGCAAATTAAGTAGTTTTGGTTTGATGTACTTACAGCCAAGAGGTTACTTTAACGATAATGTTTGTAGTGATGAGCAAGGATATACCCCTTGGTTTAGTTATCCTAGTATAGATTTTGTTCGTCAAATCGTTAAACCACATAATAGAGTTTTAGAGTACGGTTCAGGATACAGCACTCTATTTTGGAAACGATATGCCGGAGTTGTTTGTAGTATTGAACATGATGCTGTGTGGGCACAAAAACTTATGGAAATAGATCCAGAAGTAAAAGTCAATGTAGTAGAAAAGAATGCCCCTATGAGTCAAACTACACATGAATATTTGCAGGAATTTATTAAAGAAGATATGCAAATGCCGCGCACCGACTATCCAGAACATGATGAAAAACATGGACTAATGATACAAGAATATATTGCATATGCAGGCAAGATTTTTGATTTTGAGAAGGGCTTTTTTGACATTGTAGTAGTAGACGGAATGGCTAGAATACTATGCGGTTACTTTGCAGCCCAGTATTTGAATGACAATCCAGACGGCTACATTATTTTAGATAACAGCGAACGCTGGCACTATAATGGATTGCAAAAGTATCTGATACGCGAGGGTTTCGGGCGTATTGACTTTTTTGGTCCTAGCAATGGTACTAACGAAGGTCATTGCACTAGTATTTTTAGCAGAAGATTTAGAACCACCGATATTAATAATATTGAAAGACCTTATCAGGAAGGATTCATACAAGTATGAGTGAAGATAAGAAAAATCCAATTGCAGAAATTTTAGCAAGGAAAAAGGCCATCCAAAACGGAAAAAAGGGTAATTTTAACCCAAATTCAGGCCCTAAAGGTAAAGTAAATTCTAAAGGTTTTGGATCGCCCACTACAGTCCGTAAAACGGGCAGGGGTAGTTGACATTCAATAGATAACCTGTTAATATAGCATCTCTAATTGGTTAGTTGAGGTCTATATGAACAAGTTAGTTTTGACCAGTGCTATCGCACTACTCGTTGCAGGTTGCGGCGGCGGGGGCGGTAGCGACACTTCTAAATCAACTACACAAAGCGCACCCCCGCAACCTGTAGTACAAACTCAAGCAACCTGCACTAACCCACACAATGCAGACTATCCTGCTAATTTTGCTGGTCCTTGGCCAACTCCCAATTCTAATCTTAAACTAAATGCTAATATCGTAAGAAGTGCAGGGTTTAAAGATTACTATGCAGGTATGTACTCTAACAGAGTTAAGAGCAACTGTACTAGCGACGAGTATACCAAATTGATGTATATTCAAACACTAGACAAAATGAAAGAGTTGGGTGTACAACGTGCATGGATTTATAACTTCTCACACTGGGAAGATGCTAGTGCTAATAACTGGACTACTAGTAGAAAGAACTGGGAAGTTCCTGAAAGTGTAATGACTTTTATTGTTACTGAGGCGCGCAAACGTAACATTGAAATTTATCTATCTTGGCAATACAGCATTCAGGATTACGATGGTGACAAGTTGTTCAGCATGACTCAAACTGCTGACGAAACTCTTGTGCGTAAGATTATGGATGCGTATGAGCCAGTCATACTTGATGTTAGTAAATATGCGGAATCTGTAGGCATTGCAGGTATTAGTCTAGATTGGAATGCAATGTACGTTAGAGACATGCATTTATATAATAATTATATCAACAAGCGTTTCAGCAAGATTGCTGACGGAATTAAAAGTAACTTTAAAGGCAAACTTGTATTTGGTCAATTTTTAATTCCACAATACGATGAAGAATTGTGGAATAAAGTTGATATGATTATGGTTGAAATTATTCCTAGATTGGAAGAAATTGAAGCTATCAATATGAGCGTTGAAAACGTTGAAGCAGCAACATTACGTGAAATTGAAAACAAGTATAAAGGCATGAATATTCCTTATGGATATACAAAGCCCATTATCATTAAAGTTCTTATTCAAAGTCATAAAAACTTTTTCCGTGAAGGATGGATTGAAGATGGGTTTTGTGTTGAGGGTGTAACGAGTTCCAACGAAAAGCACAAGTGTATTCAAGAAACTTACACTACTGATTTTAGTGTGCAGGCAGTTGGATTAGAAGGTATGATGAGGGCTATCAATTCTCAAAGCCTGTTTAAGGTAGAAAGTGTAGACTATAACTCATTGTGGTTAACTGATACCCTGCAGCCTGGCATTGAAGGATTCCCGAATCTCAGTCAGAGTGTCCGAGGTAAGCCCGCGGAAAAGGTATTAAAACAGTGGTTTTCTCGCTAAAAAACCCTAATAGAATCAATAACTTACGTATCCGTAAAAAAGTGGATAAAAAGGCTTGACTTCGGGTCGGTTTGGGTTTATTATATAAACATACTGAATTGACGGAGATTACGAAATGACTGCTACGACATTGAATCTTGGGTTTGATCTCACCGAGCAAGAAAAGCGTCAGATTCGTTGCTATGGTTGCACCGAACAGCAGATGCGTGAAGCGGTCGAGCAAAGTTTGACTTTTCGTTTCAGTGGTGCTGGTATGATGGCTATGAGCATTCTTAGCGATGCGCAGGAGATGATCAACACCGAATATGGCGAGGTTGACTATATGCGGGCTGAGGACGCGCGTCAGGCTATCAATCGTGCTAAGTGGATCATCTCGACCTACTGCATGAAGGACGGGGAATAATTTATGCAAAACTTCTACAACAATGCTGATGACTTTTTCGGTCAGTTTGAGGCTGACACTTTTGACGCAGAGATACAAGAAGGCAATACCTTCAAGGGTTATGTCAAAGAGGATGACAAATTAGTTTTGGCTGCTACGTTTGAGTATGCAGACAACGACAGTGGCTATGGTTGGGTTGACCAAACTGTAGTTTGAATCTAAGGAGTTTAGTGATGCGTGTCTATGTCGTATTAGAGGAAGATCGTGGACTTGGTCCTTCAGTGGCAGGCGTGTTTCTTTCATTAGAGGCTGCGCGACAATTTGCCGCCCGATCGGTGCATTATTGGGTTTCGTCTGATGAAGGCGAGGAAGTTCAAGGAGTTGAGTGATGGCGGCTGTATCATTTAACCTGTTCAAATCCTCATGTGAGGATCGCGGGTACACCGAGCGTGTATACGAGGAGCAAAATAATTGCGTACTCTATACCAACAACGGTGTCAAGTGCGAAATCAAAAAGAAGCATTATACCTTTGGTTGGCTTGCACGACCAGAAGATATTGCCGAAATGCGCCGACGTATGTTGGAGCAGGGCTTTACTGAAAAATTACGAAAGGATAATGACAAGTGCATCACTATCAATTTTGATGGTGACATACTTGAAAACTTTTGGATACTTGTAGGTATCATTGAAAGCATTGAAACGATTGTACGCAAGGTTCGTGGTCAGGCTATCAAGCCTATAGCCCGTGAAGTTTCCGAGCGTAACATCTTTGAAAAGATCGCCAAGCGTTTCAAGTATTTTATTGAGAATGAAGATGGGTTTGGATTGGAGAATGCTAGATCGTTGTTAGAATCTGACAGCGTTGACCATCTTATTACGATTGGCGAGAGTATGAATCGCACTAAGGAAAATACTTATCGTGAGCATATTGTTCCTTGCATACTGATTTATAATCAGGCAGTGACTATGACTATGGAAAAACGTCCAGTCACAGAGATCGCCCAAATGATTAAAAACAATTTGGCAATCGTATTGATTACCAATGAAGAGGCTGATAAACTTGACAATGAATTGGACATGCAGACAAGTATGCCCGAAGGTTGGAAGTTTGGAGATGACATTTTTGCCAGACTGAAAGTTGCTGGTATTGAGTTGAAGTAGGAGATAGTATGTCCACACGTAGCGCGATTGGCATGGTAACATGGGATGGTCGTATCAAGGCCGTCTATTGTCACTTTGACGGATATATTAAAAATGGTGTTGGCGAAATGCTGTGTACCAGATACAAGGATATCTTCAAGGTCAATCAGTTGATCGACGGCGGTAGCATTAGTACGCTAGGTGGTCTTATCAGAGAAACCAAATACCATGCTGGTGTTGAGGGCATTGAAGGCAATGAACCCAAACTGTTTGACACTAAAGAAGAAATGGTGTCATACTACAAGAACAGTTGGTGCGAATACTTTTATTTGTTTGAGAATGATAGTTGGACTGTTACACAAAATCGTTATTTCAAGAAATTGAAGGAGAAGGTGATTTATGGCAAATAAGACTTTGACTCAGGTTGCTGATACACTTGCTACGATTGGCTATGTAATCAGTATGGAAGGTGAAGATATTGGTAGCGAGGACCTCTACTCTTATGCTACTGATCTTGAGAATGCTATTGCTGCACTATTGAGTAAGGCTAAAGAAAAGGAAATAGAAAATGTTTGATACTAAAACTGTATTAGTTATTCTTGGTTATCTATCAGGTATCTTTGTAGCCTTCGCAGGCTTTAGTTATGTCGTATTCCATTCGTAAAGGCGAAAAGATTACTGTACGAAGTGAAAACGGTAGTGGCGTAAACTGCCCTATAGTTGACTTCAATACACATAAACTTTGGGTACGTTTCCCTACTAATCAAGTATTAGAAATGGATTGGGACTATAAGCGTAAACTGTTTGTGGGACGTACAGCGCGACTAGAGTTTACCGTAGACCCAGAAAACCCCTAACTGTCTCTATATACTGCTTGAATTTTGCACCTCTCTAATGCGGTCCTATTAGGTCCTAGACGGTGTTGTAAGTTATTGATTTTATTACAGTTTTTTAGGCACTGTAAGTCATTGATTTTATTGGATTTTTAGTTGTTGACTTTGGGCACGTTTGGGCGCATAATATATCTATAGTTGATTCACGGAGATATGTATGAAGGCCCAAGAAACTGAACATAAAGACGCTGGCATGTATGCTTGGTTTGCGGCGCGTGACGCTAAAATGCGTAGTGCTGTGAATGCTACCAATTTTACAGACAAGCAGAAAATTCGTGCAGAACGGGTCAAGTTGGCGTTAGAACTAGTCTATAGTTGCAAGGGTGTAACTATTGACTATACCAAGCGTCACATTCGCGTAAAGGTTCACAATCCCATTATCAAGGATCGCAAAAATTTGCGCGAACTTGAAACATCGTGGGAACAAGATGGCATCGTCAAAGTGTTGACGAATCAGGGTATCATCTACCGAGTCAAGTGACATGCCGCGTGTATCAAAAGTGCGTAGAGAGTTTGACACTATGCTGGTGCTGAGTGCGGCATGTGCGGCACAGCGTGTCAATGATAACAAATATATCAAATACGATATTGAGAAAAACGAGTTCGTCAACGACGATGATACAGTTGTAGAATATGTCACCAATCGTAAGTTGACAG